GCTTCGACATCTCGAAGCCGGACACGGCGCGCGAGCTCTGGCGTGCGGTGGACTGGACGCCTTTCGAGGTCTCCGCCGTGCCGGTGGGCGCCGATCCCGCCGCGGGCTTCCGCGCCCGATCCCCGCTTCACGACTGTGTCCTCCACCGCCGGGACGCACCCACCCACAGCACAGGAGCCATTCTGATGACGGAGAAGACCGACACCCCGGCGGCCGAGGCCGCAGCCGCCCCGAGCGCCGACCATCCCAGCGACGGGGTCGCATCCGAGGACACGCCGATGACCGAGCCCAAGCCCGCCACGACCCAGCCGGAGACCCGCGCCGCCGACCCGCAGAGCCCGGCCGGCGCGACCCGCGCGCAACCGCATTCGCGGACACCGGACGCGGGGCAGGCCCGCGATCCCGAAGCCGACGTGACGCGGGTGCGGGAGATCGAGCGGGAGCGCGTTTCCACGATCTATGACCTGGCCGGGCGGCTGAACCTCGAGCGCGGCTTTGCCGAGGATCTGGTGAAGCACGGCACGGACCTCGCCGAGGCACGTCGGCTTATCCTTGACCAGGTCGCTGCGACTTCCGAGGAAACCCGCAGCTTCAGCCAGGTCTCGATCCCGCTGGGCGGCCGGGACGAGCAGGTCACCCGCCGCGACGCGGTCGCCAACGCGCTGCTCCATCGCTACAGCCCGACGCTCTTCCCGCTCGAGGATGCGGCGCGCCAGTACCGCGGCATGACGCTGATGGAGCTGGCCCGCGAGAGCCTCGGCAACGCCGGCGCCAACACCCGCGGTCTGTCCCGCGACGAGGTGGCCACGCGCGCGCTGCACTCGACCTCGGACTTCCCCGAGATCCTGTCGGCCGTCACGAACAAGACGCTGCGGCAGGCCTACGAGGCCTATCCCCGCACCTTCATGCTGTTCTGCCGGCAGGTGCTCGCCACCGACTTCAAGGCCATGCACCGGGTCCAGCTGGGCGAGGCGCCGCAGCTTCTGGAAGTGGCCGAGAGCGGCGAGTTCAAGCGCGGCACGCTCGGCGAGTCGAAGGAGAGCTACAAGGTGAAGACCTATGGCCGGGTGGTCGCCATCACCCGCCAGACGCTGATCAACGACGATCTCGACGCCTTCACCCGCATCCCGGCGATGTACGGCAACTCCATCGCGCAGCTGGAGTCGGACGTTGTCTGGGGCATCATCACGTCGAACCCGGCGATGGCTGATGGCAACGCGCTGTTCCACACCACGCACAAGAACCTCGCCGGCTCGGGCGCCGCGCTGGATGTGAGCAGCGTCGGCGCCGCTCGCGCCGCCATGGCCAAACAGACCGGGCTCGACAAGAAGACGGTGCTCAACGTCCGCCCGGCCTTCCTGATCGTGCCGGCGGCGCTGGAGCTGAAGGCCGAGCAGCTCGTCGCGCAGAACCTCGTGCCGGCGACCAGCGGGACGGTGGTGCCACAGTCGATCCGGACGCTCTCGCCCATCGCCGAGCCACGGCTCGATGCGGCGAGCGAGACGGCCTGGTACCTGGCGGCCTCGCCGAACCAGATCGACACCATCGAATACGCCTATCTCGAGGGCCAGCAGGGCGCCTACATCGAGACGCGCAACGGCTTCGACGTCGACGGCGTCGAGATCAAGTGCCGCCTCGACTTCGGCGCCAAGGCCATCGACTGGCGCGGCCTCTACAAGAACCCCGGCGCGTGAGCCGGGCCATTCCCTGAACCTTGATCCCTGATCCCAGATGCACGGGCGGCCCTCGCGCCGCCCGTCGTCGTTCCGCGAAAGGATCCCGCGATGAAGAACTACGTCCAGCCCGGCTCCACCCTCACCCTGACCGCGCCCTACGCCGTGACCTCCGGCGACGGCCTGCTCGTGGGCGCCATCTTCGGCGTGGCCGCCGGCGATGCCGCGAGCGGCGCTACCGTCGAGGCGGCGCTCACCGGCGTCTTCGACCTCACCAAGATCGGCTCGCAGGCGTGGACCGTCGGCGCCAAGATCTATTGGGACGACACCAACAAGCGCTGCACGACGGTCGCGACCGACAACACCCTGATCGGCGTCGCCGTCGAGGCCGTGGCGGGCGGGGCCGGCGACACCATCGGCCGGGTGCGGCTGAACGGCAGCTTCTGATGACCGCCTTCGCCGCCGCCCTCGACGCGCTCTTCGCGGACGCGCATCTGGCGCGGGACGTCGTCTACACCGCTGAGGGTGGCGCGCCGGCGCTGGTCCGCGCGATCCTCCGCCGCCCGGACGACGTCACCGGCTTCGGCGAGGCGCGCATCTGGTCGGAAACCACCCGGCTGGACCTGCGCCTCGCCGAGGTCGCCAACCCGCGCCCGGGCGACCGCATCGAGATCGACGGCGAGGCCTTTCTTATCCAGGGCGAGCCCGTCCGAGACCGTGAACGGCTCGTCTGGACTGTGGATCTGCGGCCGGCATGAAACTGAAGCTCGACGTCACGCCGGACCTGGCCGCGCTCATGGCCGCGGAGATCAAGGCGGGCGAGCGTGCGGTGACCACGGCGATGCGAGAGGCCGGCGGGCAGCTCAAGGCCGACTGGCGCCGCCAGATCACTGGCGCGGGTCTGGGCCAGCGGCTCGCCAAGAGCATCCGCGCGGAGACATGGCCCAAGGGCACCACCAGCGTCGGTGCCGCGTCGCTGGTCTGGTCGAAGGCGCCCGCCATCGTCGGCGCCCACGACACCGGCCCGCTGATCCGCTCGAAGACCGGCTTCTGGCTCGCGATCCCGACCGAGGCCGCCGGTCGGGGCTTGCGCGGTGGCAAGATCACGCCCGGCGAATGGGAACGCCGCCGTGGCCTGCGCCTGCGCTTCGTCTATCGCCGCCGCGGCCCCAGCCTGCTGGTCGCCGACCGCGCCCGCATCAACAAGCGCGGCCAGGCGGTGGCGTCCCGCGCGAAGACAGGGCGCAACCAAGTCACCGCACCGATCTTCCTGCTCGTCCCGCAGGTCAAGCTGCCCAAGCGGCTCGACCTCGATCGGGACGCAGAGCGGGCGCATGACAGCGTGCCGGGGCTGATCGTGGCGAATTGGGTGGAGGGGAGGCTCGGATGAGTCACGCGTTCCAGTCGAAGTCCTCGATTTCCTGCCAAGGTACGAGATTGCGTTGCACAACCTTTCCCGCTGGCTCGCCGATCATTCGAACTGCGATCAGCACCCCTTCACGCTTTAAACGGTGCAGTTCATCAAGAGAGCGGACTTGGACTTCTGCGCGATAGAGTCCGTTTTCCTGAAACTCCAGGAGCTCGAAGACAGTTTCGGTCCCGTCATCTTCTTTTCGCGTTCGCTTCATCTCGATACCTCACCAGCCAATGTTAGTTGCCGCCAGCAAAATGCGGATTCCGTCATCGGATGGAAAGAGCTGAGCAACCTCGAGTATAGACTGGATGCCCACCCCACGCGAAACCATCCTCGCCGCGCTGCACGCGCGGCTCTCGGCGCTGCCCGCCACCGCGCTGCGCGGCGAGGTGCTGCCCGAGCGCGTGCCGACAGAGGGCCTGCTGATCCTGCGCGACGGTGAGCCGGGGGATCCGGAGGTGACGCTGTCGCCGCTCGCCTACCATTACCGGCACCGGGCGGAGATCGAGGCGGTCGTTCAGGGCGCCGACCGTGATGCCGCCTTCGACACGCTGACCGCCAGCATCGGCGAGGTGCTTGCCACCGACCGCACGCTGGGCGGCCTCTGCGATTGGGTTGAGGCTGAAGCCCCGCGCCCTGTGGACCTACCGGTCGAGGGCGCGGCGAGTCTGAAGGCGGCCACCATCGCAGTGGTGCTGCACTATTCGACGGACGATCCCCTGAGCTGAGCGCGGCGCAGACGACCCCCGTAACCCGACCACTGACCCACCGGCCCGCGGATCCGCTCCGCGGGCCGGTCCTTTTTGCGACAGGAGAGCATCATGGCACGATCCCTTGGGGCACGGGCGCGGCTGGCGCTCGGCTTCGAGACCACCTACGGCACGCCGCCGGCCAGCGGTTTCGTCCGCATGCCGTTTGCGCCGGGGCTGACCGTCGCCGCCGAACAGCCGCTGCTCGACTCCGAGCTTCTGGGCTACGGCCGCGATCCGCTGGCGCCGGTCAAGGACGCGATCACGGCCGACGGCGACGTGGTGGTCCCGATCGACGCAGAGGCCTGGGGCTACTGGCTCAAGGCCGCCTTCGGGGCGCCCACGACCAGCGGCACCGGGCCCTACACCCACGAGTTCCAGTCGGGCGCCTGGGACCTGCCCAGCTTCGCGCTGGAGAAGGGCCTCCCGGAGGTGCCGCATTAC